AAGACCATTTGAAAACAATTCCGTCGTGTCTATTCCGAAGAACCGAAGAGCGTCAGGGACTTCGTTCTCTGATTACGAGACATATTATGACACCGTTCAATTCACCGACTTGACGACTGACATGGTCCACTTCGTCGGTGACGATGACGGTCTCATAATGCAGCTCGAGTCTCAGCCGTTCTTACAGTATGGAACATTTGACGCAAAACAGAGAAGAGCGCAGAACATTGTCGACTCGATCAAGAGGATGACATACACACCTTTTAAGGCGAAGATGCTCCCTGCGTTTATTGCTCTGGACTTGGGCGATGTCATCACGCTCGTCGATGACTATTCCGGAGAAGACAGTTCCGGATGCGTCATGATGATGACGTATAACTACAACAAGTCGGTCGACATCCAGTGCTTCGGAGATAACCCGAACCTCAGAAGCGGACAGAGTAAGACCGACAAGAACATAGTCGGCCTGTTAAATCAGACCACACAGAACGAGGTCACATATTACAACTACGAGAATCTTGAGCCTATAACATTCGGCTCGGAGCATGAAGTCACGATCGCGAGCTTGCACTTTACAGCCGCACAGACCACGACAGTCAAGATCATGCACGAGTTCATTATGGATATGCTCAAGGATCTTCTTATCGATGGATCATACGAGCTTAGATATTACTACGACGACGCTCTTGTAAGTTATAAACCTTATGAGAGGCTCTCTGGACTTAATATCACGACTCAGATTCCGAACCCCGATCCGGAAGAGTCAGGATCAGGAGGGACGGAACCAGTCAGAGCAGACATCGATCCTGTCGACTTGAGCATCACGAGAGACTTCTTTTATGTTTTGAAGAACGTCACTCCGAACATTCGTCACAGCTGGGAAGTTAAGATCCTCGCGCATGGTATCGAAGAAGTCGAGATCGACAGAGGCCACGCAAGGATCACGCTCGAAGGTCAGCGTCTATACGGTGAAGAATACTTCTCCGGATATATCGAAGCAGAAGACGACCTCAGACTCATCAACATCGGATATGTGGATCTTGTTTCTATTACAGACGAGCCGGTTGTCAGTACTTCAGCTGCTCTTAGGAACGAATGTCTTGATGATGTCGTTCTGATCGATGTTGGAGTCGTCGCACCGATGACGATCGTGGAAGGTACCGGAGCACTCGCTCCTCATGTATATCTTGAGAGCGGTCTGTTCCTGGCAGATGAAGACGATGTCATTCTCGCTACTGAAGACGATTATAGAATCGTCGGATCTTAATGATGGAGGAATTACAAAATGCCTGATGACAGAATAAAAATCTCGGCTTTACCGAGTGCGCTGTCTTTAAATAACACAGACGTTCTCGCGATCGTGCAGGGTATGAACGAGGGAGAAACGAAAGTCTCACGAAAGGCTGCACTGACGATTCTTGCAGCTCATCTGCTCGAGGTAATGACTTATAACAATCTCTCGACAGCTGACAAGACCATAGTCGGAGCTGTCAATTCCCTTTTAAGCAATTTCGCAGACTCTTATGATGACACTTCGACATATGATGTCGGAGACTGCGTCATTTATAACGGTGTGCTCTATCAGTGCAACACAGCGATCACCGTTGCGGAAGCATGGGACGCTACTCACTGGACACAAATCAAGGCCGTCGACGCAGGTGCAGGTGGTTTTTCAATCGATGTCATCGCTGACGAGTATGACAGCTCATTGACCTATGCGGTCGGTGATTATGTCATCTATCAAGATCAGCTCTATAAGTGCAACACAGCAATCACATCACCGGAAGCATGGACAGCTGCTCACTGGACACTGACTCAGGTCGGTCCGCAGCTGCAGACGAAAGCCGACAGGACAGCTGTCGATGAAGCGATTGAAAATCTTCTTCCTGTTGGTAATGCGTCCGGTTCTGTTGCGAACTTCTCGACAGAACTATCAAGACCGCTGGAGGCTTTAAAAGCTGGAATTGTTGCGACTCAAGCAAGTGGAACACCGACACCGAGTTCCCCTTTACAAATAAGCGGTTGGTCTCAAGTCGAAATCACTCATGCTGACGAAAATATGCAGACTATCGACAGCGATACAATTTCACTTGGCAACACCTATTTTGGTGGTTATGTAACGCAGGACAAGACAGGACATAGACAGCTGGTTGTAACATATTCAGCGTTGCTTGATATGGGTGATTTGACTTGGGCAAACCTTTCACCTGGCGACAATATCTTCAGAGCAGTCGTGCCAAATTGTAAATTTCCCTCTGATACCGCAGACAGAAAGAATGGTTTTTTATGTTCAATTTATCCTGCGAGTTCGACTGTATCAATTAGTGCAAATATGACCGACAAGTCACTCTTACGATATAACGGTTGGATTGTGCTCCGTGATACTTCGTATTCAGATTACACAGAACTTGCAAGCAGTTTAATCGGAGGAAAACTCATATACGAAATTGATACACCTATTATCGTAGATCTTCCTGATGGTGTTCCTTTTGAAACGTTAATCGGTGTCAATAATATTTTTGCAGACTCGGGAGATATTCTCGAGTGCAAGTATAAAGACACCATTCAGCACTACATCGACACGCAGATCGCAGCCACTCAGGCACTTATTTTGTGAGGGAGGTAATGAATAATGAAAAAAAGAGAAAAAAGAGTCATCGATGCTTTTGTCAACTGCATCAAGCATGGTGAGATGTCGGTAGATTATGCCGACGTGCTCATCGCAGATCAGTCAAAGTATGGCTGGCTTTCTCCTGCTGCACTCGACTACTACGAAGAGCAGACAGAACAGTTCCGTTCAGAAGAACCCGAAGAGGAGGACTGATATGATTAAATCAACTTATCAGCTGACAGGCTTCGAGAAGCCGAAGTTCCCGAAGATTAAAGGTCACGTCAAAGTGACACTTCACAACTGCAAGAACGGAAAGAACGAAGTCGTGGAAGGCGAGAACATCGTCACAAATGCGGTCAGGGACATCTTCCTCAGTAATTACCTCGGGGCCGTTGATTATTCGAAACTTTTCGGAACTGATGGAATCTGGAAGAAGTGGTTCGGAGGTGTCCTGCTCTACGAACAGGCTCACACTCTAAACGCTGACAATTACTTCCCACCGTCAGACGCTCAGAGTCATGTCTTCGCTCATGCAGGACAGAGCAGCATCGATCCCGATCATGACGATGACTCAACAAGAGGAAACCCTGTCACAAGTGTTTACACCTTCACGAACAACACCGTCAAGCAGGTCTGGGAGTGGGGAATCTCGAAGGGTAATGTCCCGGACGGAAAATTCATCAGAGCCTTGAGTCTCACTCACTCAGATGTAGGTGATGCAGGTCTCGGATCTGATTATTACGCTTTCCAGAACTTCACTCCTTTTGAGATCATTGACAGATTCCCTGACCATAGTCACAATCGATATGATTATGTATATTCTCAATATGACGAAGCAAACGCTCTTTCTTTTGCAATCGGTGAAGATGGAGACTGGTACGAAGGACATCAGGCTTTTGAGTCTAACAAGCTCACGGTCTACATCAGAAAGTTCCCGTTTCTGAAGACAGGACTTTATCAGACACAGCTCGTAGATGGAACATTCCAGCAGCAGTTCACTGTCACGCTTTCGTTCAATATCTACGCAAATCCTTGTTTCTACTTTGACCAGGAACTCAAGAGACTCTGGGTGTTTACTAATATGACCGGATCTTCCGCATATAGTAAGTCGGTCATAAAGTATTCTGTCATCGACTGTCTTACACAGACCGAAGTCGACCACGGCACGATCACGAGCGACACCGAGAACCTCGCTCCTCTTGGTTACGGTGATAATTCGAATTATCACGGTGAAGGCCGTTCTGTATTCTCTGCGATCGTCTTTGATGGAACTTACTTCTATTTCCCGACAGGAATAAACAACGGAGCAGGAGACATCAAGGAAAGACTGACAGGATATCAGAAGATAAACTTCAGCAATCAGGCTGACCAGTCAACGATCACGCTAAGCAGCGGAGAAGTTGACTGTTTTTGGTCTGGTGTTTATGGTGGCGGTCTTATAGTTGCTCCCGGATGTGTAGCAAACGGAAGCACACTCTATCCGTGCCAGAGCTCAATCGGAGGGCTTCTTGAAAATAACGGTTTTACTGTTATCCCGTCACAACCGAACAAGCCTTCTGGCTTCTTTCAGAGGATGGATGCACTCAGGATCGCAGGACCTTATATAGAAGGCTGGAGATACATCATGGCGAACAAGATGCTCAACACGACACTCTTCAATCTTCCGAACCCTGTTCAGAAGACATCATCGCAGTCGATGACGGTTGAGTACACACTCCAGGAAGTAGGTGAGGAGTCATGAAAGAGTTAATAATGACAATCATCGGATCTGCTGCGTTCTTCGGCTTCTTGCAGTTCATCATCCAGTTCTTAGTGACGAGAGCTGATATGAAAGCGAACTTTGGAAAGCAGCTCGAGATGACAAACGAGAAGATCGACAGGAATCAGGCAGTCCTCGCGAGAACTCACATTCTCCGCTTTGCAGATGACCTCCGAAATGGTGTCCACCATTCGGAGGAATACTTCCGTCAGCAGATGCTCGACATTGATACTTATAACAATTATTGCAAGGATCATCCGACATTTTCGAATGGTCTGACGATCGTTGCATCGAAATTCATCTCTGACGAGTTTGAAAAGCTCTACATAGGAGGAATCAATAAAAATGAGACATGATGTCGTTTATCTTATAAAAAACGACGTCGACTCGGAAGAACTCCGCTACTCACTCAGATCCGTCTGTATGAATTTTCCTTTCCGGAAGGTTGTAATTGTCGGAGGTAAACCCTCCGACATACATCCGGATATTTATATCGAGGACATACAAATCGGTTCGACGAAGTGGGAAAAAGCGAAGCACTCGCTGTTAAAGGCACTCTCATGTGAAGAATTAACAGATGACATCTGGCTGTTTAATGATGATTTCTTCGTAATGGATCAAGTCAAGGAACACGCTGATGTCAATTATTTTAACGGAACACTGGAAAAAAGAGTCATTGATTTAAAAAGGAAGAACCCGAGCGGATCGAATTACATTTCGAATCTCGACCAGCTGAGAAGACATCTCATCGTGAAAAACAAGGACACTTTGTCATTCGCTTTGCATCTTCCGATGTTAATCAACAGAAAGAAAGCACTCGATCTCCTGAGTTCTAATCTTCATGTGACCTGTATGTTTAGATCTTTATACGGCAATTATTACGAGATCGACTGTCAATATATGAAGGACGTAAAAGTCTACGACTGCGAGAAAATACCGGACACACCGTTCATCTCCACGACAGACAAAACGTTTAGAGAGGGAAAAGTCGGGACATTTTTGAGGAAATACTTTGACAAACCCTGCCAGTACGAGATCACCGAAGAAGAACGGCTTCGTGACCAAATAAAAGAAAACTATGATGAAGAAGGAGAGATAAGGTATGAGCAATAAGACATACGACACAATCAAGAACATCGCGCTCTTCGGAGCTCCTGTTCTCACATTTTTAGGCTCACTCGTTACGATATGGGCTGCAATCATCACAAAAGATCCTCTTATCCCTGCTGCTATCACGGCAACACTGTCCGCGATCGACGGCTTGCTCGGTGGCCTTGTCATCGTAGCGAAGAAAATCTATGAGAAGAAAGGAAGTGAATCTTGATATGAAGACAATGCGCGAACAAGTCCTTGACCTGGCTAACAGACAGGTGGGATATAAAGAAACAGGCGACAATGTAACAAAATATGCAAGATTTTTCGACGTTGAAGCCTGGCAGTGGTTCAACACTAAAAAGAACGGTGTTCCCGGAGCTGCAGGAGGCTGGTGTGCCATCTTCCTGTGCTGGCTCACAGCTCAGGCCGAGACGTTAGGTGAAAAAGAAGCCTTGAAATTTTTAGGCTGTCCTGCGCCTAAGAATAACTGTGCTGCAGGAGTTCCTTATCTTTGGGAATATCTCGTCAAGAAAGGTTACAAGGTAGATAAGAAGAGCGGAGTGCCTGGAGATTTCATCTTCTTTAACTCAAAATGCACACACGTCGGTATTATTGAGAAGGTCGACGCTGATAAGTATTACACGATTGAAGGAAATAAGTCGAACATGGTCAAGAGATCCAGCTATGGAAGAGGAAGCTCTTCTATATATGGTGTCTGCCACATGCCCTGGGATAAGTACAATAAGGTCGAAGCTCCGAAGGATGAAAAGCCGGTCGAAGCTCCGAAGCCCGAACCGACTCCTGCACCTGCTCCTGCAAAGCCGGAGACACCGGCTCTGGTGAAGCCGACATCCTGGAGGTATGAGGTCATCTGTCCGAAGGGCCTCAATGTAAGAATCAACGCTGGAAAAGAGTTCCGCAAGGTCGGAGCTCTGAATTATGGAGACAAGGTCACGATCATCGAGAAGAAGAACGGCTTCGGAAAGCTGGGACCGAACAGATGGGTGACTCTGGACTCCAAATATATGAAGTCGATTAAATAAGTCAAACCCTCGACTTATTTTTTCCTTTTTTCCGTGGCCCTCTCTCTTCCGGGAGGGAGGGCTTAACAAAAGAACAGCTCAATGAATTCCTCATTCATTTTGATGCCTTCAAGTAAAGAAGAAGCCCCTCGGTATAATACCGGGGGGCTTTTTCCATTGAGTTTGGTTTTGGGCGAACTATATGCACCAGGGAGAAACCAGTGACCGATAGTCCTATCGGTCTGATTGAATTGTAGCCCAATGTCACCATAATGTCACCATAGGAAAAACAAAAACCGTCAAACTGCCCACAGTTGACGGCTTTCTTTTGGTGGAGATGAGGAGAATCGAACTCCTATATGAATGAGAATGGGTGCTCACTTTGTCCGTATTTCGCGGACTTTCATATACTTAAGTAGGTCAATGTCCGTCAGAAGTGGACTCGGTGTCACCGAAATTGTCACCGAAAGTCAGGTCAATGACTTCAGCTGCTTTCCTGGACTCATCATCGAGAATGTGACCGTAGACGAGCGTCGTCTGCATGGAAGCGGAGTGTCCCACGATGTCTTTGATGACTTCTATCGGGAGCACGTTCTTCATGAAACTGATGAAAGTATGTCGGAGGGAGTAAACGCTTCCCGGAAGATCACGCTCTTTCTTGAGAGCGTTCCAGTGGTTCCGCATTGTCGACTGATTACCTTGTGAGCCGTCAGGAGAGCAGAAGATCCATTTTGTGTCGAGGTTCATTTCCTCATTCCTCTCGATGGTATATCGGAGGATTGATCCTGCGAGCTCTCCGATCGGGATCATACGTCTCGCGTTTTCGTTCTTTCCTTCCGTGATCTGGCCTCTCGAATTGATGGACCTCCGAATAATGACGCGATCGCTTGATTTCACATCGTCGACCGTAAGGCCGAGAGCTTCTCCCGGTCTCATTCCTGTCACGCATAAGAAACAGAAGAGTGGATGATACCAGAGCTCGGAAGGTTCCAGGAGCCGTCTGACATCGTCTTTCTGCAGCATCTCTTTTTCTTTCTTGAAGTGTCCTTTCGGGATGTATAGATCTCCGCGTGGCATCTCGCACTGATAATCTTCATAAGCGAACTTGATGATCCCCATGATTATCCCTCGGAGATTCTTGAGCGTCTTCTCGGATAGTGCCTTATTGCGCCCTGACGCTTCGTTTATGACGTTCTGCCAGTCCCTAAGTGTCATTTTACAGATTTTCCTCTGCTCGCATTTAGGCGCGATGTAGAGCCTTATATATCGCTCATACTGTTCGTATGCAGGAGATTCAGCTCCGCGTCTGGCTTTGACATCAGATAGGAACTCTTCAGCAACACGACCGACAGTCTTTTCTCCGGATGCTTCCCCGTAATACCACTGGTCATACTTCTTCAGAACTTCTTTTCGACCTTTCGCTCCAGGTACCGACGAAGAGAACGAGAAACGTCTTCCGTCTTTTCTCGCTTGAATTCTCCATCTCTGACCGTCCCATTTTGGAGTGACCATATCATTTCTCCTGTGTGTCGAGAAGTGCCTGATAGTATGCTTTTAACTTTTCTTTATTTATATCAGATAGTTTTCCATAGTCAATCGGGACCTCAATGGTCTGCTTTCCTCTCAATGTGTCGAGACTGACGTTGAAATAGTCCGCGATCTTCTCTTCAATTTCGAAGTTAGGCTGACGTTCCCCTGTCTCATACATTCCAACAGTCGAGGGACTGACTCCGATCGCTCGTGCGAGTTCAGCCTGAGTCACATCCCTCGAGGTCCTTAAGTATTTCATCATTTCGTTAAAATTGGTCATTTTGTATAGTTTCCTTTCCTCAATTTAATTATATGCACAAATCGTGTAATATTCAACGCAATAATTCACAAATCGTGTTGACACTTCTTCACGTTTTGTGTATAACCTAAACATCACGAAACGTGAAATACAAACGAGGAGGTCAACATGAACGAGAAACTAATCGCATTAAGAGGAAATCGCGGTCAGGACGAAGTCGCAAAGGCTCTCGGAATCAGCGTTTCAGCTCTCTCAATGTATGAACAGGGAAACAGAATCCCACGAGATGAGGTTAAGATCCGCATGGCTGCATATTATGGAATCTCCATCGAAGCTCTTTTTTTGATTTTGTTCCCCACGAAACGTGAAGAGGCGAAAGCATGACGGCTTCCGGTGGTTTATATCCTGCACTCGGAAAGCACTTCAAGAACCTGACCGAACTTGCTCACGCAGGAGTGATGTCGACAAGAAGGCTCCGCGACTGTCTCGACGGGAAAAAGGAATTCACCAGGGCAGAGAAGAAAGCGATCTCCGCGAACATAGCAGCGAAGCTCTTATCACAGCAGAAATTCGACTATGCGGATCTGGAGAAAGCAGTCAACGCATATCAAGGTCATTTTGATGATGTATATCGGAGGTCCGAAAAATGAGAGAAGAGACACTCATCAGGACAGTCAATTCACTTCTGGCTTTCGCATCGATTCTCATCATATACGGCACGATCAACATCGAACCTCACAAGGAAGTTAAGGAAGAAGTCTTCATCCGGGAAGAAGAAGCTGCTCCGAAGCAGGTACCGAAAATCGAAATTCCACCGACACCGAACCCCACGCTCGAAGCATACAGTCTCAAGATGGACGAGCTGAACGACATCGAGATCGTATATCAGACCATTGAGAAGACATACCTCACACGAGGCTACATCACCGCATACTGCAACTGTTCGAAATGCTGCACTTATGCGAATCAGCCGACGGCCTCCGGGAAGATGCCAGTGTATAGCGAAGATAACTTCGGGATCACGAGCTGCGCGATAGATCCGAGATATTACAAATTCGGTCAGCTGTTCATGATAGACGGGAAGATCTATCGAGCCGACGACACGGGAAGCGCGGTCCTCGGAAGAAAACACTTCGACCTATTCCAGAAGGATCACAAATCAGTCACCAAATTCAATACACATTACACAACAGTCTACAAAGTAAAGTTCGTTACACACAGAAAGGAAGGATGCACTCATGAACATTTACTTGATTTTATCCACGACGCTGGTCGGGTTGGCTTGCTTCATCCTCGGGATGATAGTTGAGTCCTTCCTCGAATCGGAGACAAGAAGAAAGCAGCAGAGCAAGATCGACAAGCTGACGATGGAAGTCACTGCTGCCAGGGCAAAGCCGGAGATCATCGAGATCGTCGACAGAAGAACACCTAATCAGGAAATCAAATTCGGAGGTTTTTAATCATGAAAAGCGGAAAAAAGGAAATGAAGATCGAAGTTTATGAGAGTTTGAGCAAGCATAAGCAGAAGTTCCTGGTCACGGGACCGTTTGAGAAAGCAGCAGATTATGACAAATTCGGAAAATACGCGATGCAATTCTTCAGATGCTCCGCATATCACCTTCAAATTGTCACCGGTTATCTCTACATGGGAAGTCTTTACTTCGAACAGCCTTCCAAAAAGGGCTTTAAGCGAGTAAATGTCGCTTACTATCAGAAGGCGGTGTGATATGGTCAACAGCAAGAATCACATCGTAATGATCCGCAGAGAGCAGCTGCATCCTCATCCGGACAACCCGAGAAAGGACCTCGGAGACCTGGAAGAACTTAGAGAGTCAATCAAGGAACACGGCATCATGCAGAATCTCACTGTCGTCCCGGACAAAGATGGTTATAAGATCCTGATCGGACACAGACGTTTTGCAGCATCGGAAGGAATACTCGAAGAGCTTCCTTGTGTTATTTCGGAGGGACTTACAGACAGAGAGCAGGTCGGGATCATGCTCTGCGAGAATATGCAAAGATCAGACCTCACCGTCTTCGAACAGGCTCATGGCTTCCAGATGATGTTAGACCTCGGTGATACCGTCGAAGTTATATCTCAAAAGACAGGCTTCTCAAAGCAGACTATTAAGCACAGGCTCGAAATCAGCAAGCTCGACAAGAAGGCAATCGACATCAAGACTAAGCAGGACATCAAAAGTCTCGGAGATGATTTCGAAGATTATCCCATGATTAAAAAACTGCTGCTCAATGTGTGGGCTGCTCTGGCTTCAAGTTATGCAAATAAATTCGTTGAGTGGAACTTCACAAAGAACATGAAGGTCCTCAAAGCTCATCATTCATTCGCAAAGATACTCAAGCACTTCGGACTGAAGCTGCATGAAGAACCCCAGGCAATCATTGACGGAACCTCGGACTTCTACACAGTGAAGCTCTGATCGGAGGTCCGGTATGGATAAGAACTGCGACAGCTGTCACTCATTCAAGAAGCGAAAGTGCTTTAACTCTGACGGAGTATGTTACGTCGTACCGTCAAAGCCCAAATTCGTGAAAAAGACAGGAACGTGCAAGTTTTGGAAAGAAAGGAAGGAACCAAAATGAAGCAGACAGAAAAGGTTAAAAAGTTCATAGAAGAGAACGGCAGCATCACTGCACGTCAGGCACTCGATCTCGGAATCATGAGACTCGCGTCGAGGATCTCAGAGATCAGAATGGAGCTGATCGGAACAGACCGCTTCGTTAAGACAGAGAACGTCAAGGTCCAGAACAGGGACGGCTCAACGTCCTGGATCGCGAGATATTCCATTCAGAAGAGAGGCGGTGACATCGATGGAAGAGAAACTGCTCAGAGTTGCGATCGAGCTGTCTATTGAGAACATCCTCAAAGAGCTTCGAAAGTTCTCCTCGGAAGGTCTCTCAATGTTTATAAGTATCAGCACGAGAACGAAAGACGAAAACACTGACGAGTACGGAATATCAATCGGAAACACCGAGTCGAAAGACGAGTCGTTCTTATCGGAGGGCTATGAGGTCAAATGGCACTTTGATCCTCGAGAGGGCGAAGGTATCCGTGAAGTCATTCCATTAGAAGGGAGTTTAAGAAATGAGTGAAAAGAGATTTTACTGGCTGAAGCTCCCGAAGGACTTTTTCAAGCGTCATGACATTAAGTTCATACAGACGCTCCCGAACGGAGACAAGACGATCCTGTTCTATCTCAAACTCATGGCTGAATCTGTCGATCACGAAGGTGAGCTCAGATTTTCTCCGAAGATCCCATACACGGAAGAGATGCTCGCATCTGCAACCGACACACCTGTCGAGATCGTCAAAGCAGCACTCAAGACTCTGAAGGACTTGGACCTCGTCACAGTCTCAAGGAACGGAACCATCAAGGTCGAGAAAGTGGCTTCAATGATTGGCTATGAGACCAAGTGGGCCGAGAAAAAAAGAGCCTGGAGAGACCAGCAAAAACAGAAGGACAACGAAAGGACAGACGAAGGACAAAAAGAGGACAATGTCCTCGATATGTCCTCACAATGTCCTCAAGGTGTCCTCACCATGTCCGATAAGAGTAAGAGAGAGAGTAAGAGTAAGAGAAAGAGTCAGAGTAAGAGTATAGAGATATATGAGAGAGAGAGTAAAGAGAGAGACACACACGCTCACTTTGAACCTCCGACAGTTGAAGAAGTATATCTCTATTGCGAACAGAGACACAACGGAATAGATGCTCAGAGATTCATTGATTATTACACGGCCCGAGGATGGAAAAATGTCACGGACTGGAGAGCTCAGATCAGAGTGTGGGAGAGCAGAGTCGGAGTCTCATGTGAGTCATAAAGAGAGGAGATTCTATGAAACTTGAGTTTATTATGCGGTTCCCGAATGGTATGCCGAAAGGGACCAGTCAGATGAAAGGCGAACAGCTCTGTTATAAGAAAGACGGCACTGCTTATGTCCATCACTACACAAGAAATAAAGTCGAAACAGCAGCGACACTCTTCGCTCTGCAGCTGAGAAAGAACAGACCAGAGAAGCCGATGACAGGCCCGATCAAGCTCTTCGTAGTTTTCTATTTCAATGTAAAGAGCCCGAAGAAGCTCTGGGGAAAGTATAAGACCACGAGACCGGACACGGACAACTACATCAAACTTCTGAAGGACGTAATGACCAAGCAGAAATTCTGGACCGATGACGCACAAGTCGCTGACGAGCACGTCATCAAGAGGTTCGCAGAGGAAGCATCAATCTATATAAGAGTTGAAGAAGCGGAGGAAGACACATGAAGAAGTTATCAATCATCATCCCGGTATATAACGAGGCTCCATTCCTGAGAAGATGTCTCGATTCAGTGAGCAACGCTCCGGACGACGTTGAGATCATCGTCATCGATGACGCATCGACAGACGGCTCCACTGAGATCTGTGCCGAGTATGCAAAAAGGTTCGATGATACTCGCTTTCACTTCGTCTTTTTCATGTTGAACAGAGGTGTCTCTTATGCGAGGAATTATGGCCTCAGTGTAGCAGAAGGAAAGTATGTGACATTTTTAGACTCTGACGATGAGATGAGAGTGGGAGGAATTCCCTCGATGCTGTATCACGTCGACAAGACTGACAAGCCTGTGATCCAGTTCAATCACTCGAGATATTATCAGAGGACCGGAACGATAGTCACGAAATACGTCAATAAGAAAGGCGAATATGACTATAATCTGCTGCCGCAACTCTGGTGCATGGTCTGGAATAAGATCTACCTCCGAGAGTTCATCGTCAAGAACATGATTATGTTTAAGGACAGGCTCCCGTTCGGTGAGGACGAGCTTTTCAATCTCAGATGCTTGAAGTGTCATCCGACGATCTACTGCGTCGACGAGATAACCGTCATTAAGCACTTCGAGAATCAGCAGTCAATCTGCCACACTTTGAACAAGGACAAGATTCTTGGTCAAGCCGAAGCTCTGACAAGGCTGCTCCGGGAAGACTGTTCTGACGAGTTTGCAGATTTAGTCAGGAGGGTTCTTGCGGAGCACTGGGCAAGCGAACCCTACAAGTCGAATCTCAAAGGAGGTAAGACATCATGAGAAAAGTTTTAATCAGGGTTAATATGAATATCCCAAAAGAAGATCTGGCAGAGTTAGAGAAAAAACTCAAAAATGACTTCGAGAACGGTCTTGTTATTATTCCCTGGTATTGCTCCGGATATGTAATCGGAGATGATATGACCGAAGGCGGTCTTGAGTTATGCGGTCCGACTAATCTCGATGAGCCTGTTATCTTACAGCAGAAAGAACCATTAAACCTGATAGCAGCTAATCTGTCCGAAGACTTAGCTCAAGAACTCCGAGAACAATTCAGCACTCAATCAATAACTGAACAGCTCACAGAACAGATTAAACAATCACTGACTTCTCCGGAACAGATAAAAAAGCAGATCGTTGACAGCACCGGGATAAATATCGGAGGCACGACATCATGACAGATTCTCAATACCAGGCGAAGCTCTGGCTCAGACGTTATAAGACGAACCTCGGTCAGCTGGAATCTGACAAGAAGCTCCTGATGGTCCGAGAGACAGTCGTCAATAAATGCACATCGACATATAAGTCAGACGGTGGCGGTTCCCGAGACATCGATGCTCAGAAGGGAAAGTATGAAGATGCTCTCGCTGACTTCTCAGAGATGAAGGTCATCGTCGAGAGAGAAGAAAGAAAGCTCCTGGATCTGTTCGATGAGATAACTGAGACATTGAGAAGACTCTCTGATCCTCTCCATCAGAAGATCGCAACTGATCTATATCTCAGACTGATGAAGTGGGACGCAGTCCAGGACGAGGAACACATAAGCAGGAGCACACTCGATCGTAAGCACCGGGATATGCTCACAGAGCTCGCGAAGCTCTTAAGGATCTGATCGGAGGTTCAATATGAATAATACGAGACCAGTCGACGCGATCCAGCTCATGCGTGACATGAGAGAGGCCCACGTCGGAAACATACCACAGGCGAAGCTCTTCGACGGAGCAACGCTCAGCAAGATTGAAACAGTAATCAGGAGCGCGAAGACGCTCGAGATCAGAGAAGATATGAGAGGCGGTGCGGTATGACAGATGCAGAATGTAGAGCAATCGAGCAAAAGTGCGTTGAGAAAGTCAGAAAGGCTCTCAAAACGATAACAAGCGGTGAGATATATGACGGAAGGGGCTATCTCAACGAGAAAGGCTACAAGGCACTTGAAGAAATTGAGGGACTTGACCTGTTTTGGATATGCGATCCGTTAATTAAGTTGGCAAAAGAAAGCGACGAAGAAAAGATTCAGAAAATCATCGACGATCTGAAAAAAAAGATCGAGAACGGTGAGGTGTATCTCGCTCCAGCTCCGGTACAGGCGACAGTGCCGATCCTGATCCATCACTCGGGAAAGACATTCCCAGGATATAACGACACTGCAAGAAAACTTATATTCGCTTCTGCTATTTCAGAAGAACTCGCGGAGCAGTTCGGATGGACGTGGGAGGAAGCAGAGGAGCAGAAGCTCGGAGGATAATAACCATGTTGATATTCTTTTGCGGAGCGTTTTTCGGAGGTCTCATCTCGTTCTTCGTTATGTGTCTCATAATAGCGAGCAGAGATGGTGACAATAAATTTTAACAAATTTGCATAAGTTGGGAATGTTTGGGACTTTTTGAGATAAGGAACTGTGCTACTCTAATAATGATTTATTATTTTTGTTAATCGGTTAAGAACTTCCTTTCTCAAAGCGCATCCGTAAAGGGTGCGCTTTTCTTTGCGGAGGAATAGACATGAAGAGCACTGATCCCAAATTCTATAAGTCGAAAGCCTGGGAAGCGTGTCGCAAGTCATACCTTGCATCACACTCGCTCTGTGAGAGGTGTCTTAAGAATGGTCATGTCGTTCCTGCGAAGATCGTACATCACAAGATTGAACTCAACACGGAAAACGTGACAGATCCGAGCATCGCTTTGAACCATCAGAACCTCGAAGCATTGTGTCAGGACTGCCACAACAAGGAACACTTTGGAGAAAAAGTCGAGACTCGCTGGAAGTTTGACAAGGAAGGTCAGCTCATCGTGAGCGGATAGCCCCCTTATTAGTCCCATTATTGGACTTGACAAGGGGAC